CAATCTCGTCTTCTCCGCCAAGAGGTAATAATCCGAACCCTCGAATATTCGTCCGTAAGGACTATTTCGGAGTTTGGTGCCGTTACCAAAGAAGAACAGGACACTGAGTATATCGGTGTCCTGTTTCTTTTTACATTATTATATTGTTTCTGCCGCCGCAGCGACCTCAGGACCGACAATAACCTCGTCCTCTATTGCTTGTTCAGGCTGAGGTTCTGGCGTCGTAGAGGCGTATTCTATAAGCTGCTGCATAAGGTCTTTCTGGTCTTGCATATAGTTGACCGTATCGACAGTTATATTTTCGTAGCCCATACGATACCCCATAAAGCCGTTGAGTATTACGGGAAGTAGTTTCAGGCAGCACGCCGCAAACGTTGCCCACGTCGGATATTTTATAACGTCAAGCACAATTACACCCGTAAGCAGCGACGTGATTGTCGTCCGAATAAACTTTGCGACGTAATGCACGCTACGTTTCGTTTCAGGCTTTATGCCGAGCGGAGACCGATGTCCATTCCCACGTCCACGCTTAAAAATCATTTCTGGCGTCAGGTTTACGGGCTTTGTCTGATTCGCTCTGATTATCGCCTTTATCTGAGCTTTCGACAGGCTTTCGTCTGTTTGCAGCAATTTTTTATCTTTGCCGACGTATTTGTCGATGTATTTTTCATACGAAATACCCACCTCGCTGAGAATATTCGTCCGAGTTTCCTTGAGTTCTCTATCTATGTAATAACGGCAAAACTCGGTAAGCCTCGACTGATATTTTCTTTCGATTATCTGAGCCTTGAGTCCCTCGTATTCGTTTTTACAGTCCTGATACGTGTCGCTTACCCTGCCAGCTTTCAAACCACTGTCAGAGCAGTTGACATACATACTGTATGAACAGAAAAGCAAGATAAAGAACGTGAGCCCGAGCTGAGCCCAGAACTCTACCGACGTTATCTTTATTTCCGTCGTAAAAACAACGATTACAACGAAAATAAGAAAGAACCCGACAAAGATACCAGTATTATTGAGAATAATCCGTGTGAGCCGCTTTTTAGCCGCTCCGCCTTTTTCTATCGCCGTTCCGAGATTTCTCGACGGCGTTCTTTCATAATCGTCTTTTTTAATAGTTTGCATACGTTACACCTCATTGCCGTCGTCCGACGTTTCTTTCTTTTCGTCTGGCTTTTTCTCGACGGTGTCGCCTGCTTTATAAACAAACGAGCCGCCCCAGTTTGCCACCGCACCTATTATGAATATCATTACCATTTGGTCTATAATGTTTCTCAAGCATATAGCCATTATGGCAAGAACCGTAAACAGCACGGGAATCGACGGAGACTTAAGCCACTTTTTAATCTGGTTAAAGAACGGAATTACGGAGAGAAATGCAAACACCAAGAAAAGACCAGAAACCGTCGCTGCGGAGCTTTTTTCAACCCAGATAGGAAACTGAGAAAGAGTTGCACCGAGCGGAGCCGCCACATCAATACCGATAGCGACGGCTTTTAAGATTTTGCCTTTCGTGGCATTTTTCATAGCTTATCCCTCCGTCTTATTTTCCTCTACGGCAGGTGTTGCGTTTGCCGATTCAAGCAACGCCGACGCCTGTTCTACAGATTCTTTCAACGCAGGCACATCGCCGAGCTTTTTGAGAGAATCTGCATACGTCAGATTTACAAGGTCTTTTACTCCTTGAGGTAAATTCTTCGAGTTTGCATATACGGTAATGAGTATTTTGAGAATTGCCTGTGTCTGGACGATAACCGCACCAACTGCCTCATAGTTCTGCGTCTCGTTTTTCTTATATGCCGCAAACTCTGTCTCGATTTTGTTGTAACCCTCGATAAGATTGTTTACAACGTCAACAACGTCGGACTGAGCGTTTGATGTAAATTTGACGTCACGGGAAAGACCGAGCATATTCTTCTTACTTTTAATAAAGTTTACAAGAAATACTATAAATAATACGATGTCGCCTACGGTGGTTGCAAGGGCAATATAATTGTTTTCAAGCCATTCCTGCACTCTTCCGAGAAAAGTATGGTTTTCGGGCGGCGTGACGTCACTTTCGACCACCTTAACGAGGTTCGAGCCTTGTATATAGAATCGCCCGAGTTCTTCGCCCATTGCGGACAGCGTGAGTATACCGTCGAGATATGTGTAGGAGCCTTTATATTCGATTTCCTCCGAGCCGTGAACGGCGTGCAGTTTATATTCCGTTTCGGATAAAATCGTCGCCGAGTATTCGCCGCCGTCGTCGGAGAACGTATAAGTTTCGCCTATTACGAGCGGAGTCGCTGCCTCTTCTGCGTGGGCAACGTTTGCCGTGGTAAAACCGCAAAGCACGAACGAGAGAGACAAAACCATAAAGCAGCACATAAGTGCAAAGACAAGTCTTTTTTTCATAGATAACCTCCAAAGTTACGTAATATCATATCCCTCAAGCAGCTTTGCGATTTTTTCTTCAAGCTCCGAATATTTTTCAGCTACAGTTTGTAATTCCGTTTTTATCTTCTGCATATCGAGCTGTATTTCGGTTACGATTCTCGGTAAGTCGCCGTCGTTTGGAGCGACAAGCACTCCAGAACCAGCTACAGGCTCTGTTTTTAGCTCTTCGCAAACAAATACGGGCGTTGACGTCTTACCGTTCATAACGGTAACAGCTACGTTTATTTCGCCCTTTAAGAACTCTACAGGCACGCTGCAAGTTTTATCTTGCAGCGTTCTGTAAATTGAGTCTCCCGTTGCGTAACTCTCAAAAATAGCTACAGCGTCGTCGGGAGCGTCCGAAAAGGTAATAATCAATTCGTCCGAAACGATTTCAGGCTGTCTCGTCAAAAGTATGCCTTTTTTGAAGTCTCTCAAAATTTTGTATTCCATTTTCATATCCGCTCCTTTATTCGACTTTGGCGTCGAGTACGCATTTTACGCTACCAAGTTTGATGTCTCCCTCGGTATCGTTCCGCATAACCACGATTTTCAAAATAACTTTCCAGTAGGTTACACCCTGCTGTTTTGCTCCGTTTGTGAATACGTGGTTTATATTCGCTTTGACAGCCGTTGTGATGTCGTCCCAGACTGGCTGCGTATCGTTACCGTTATTACACGCAAGCACCTGTAAACCAGCCGCAAACGGCTTTATGAGGTCAAGTTCGACGTTTATTGCTTTCGGCTGCACGGCAATATTTCCTGTTGGAGAGTATTCGAGTTCGAGAACGCCTGCACTTTTGGTAAAGTGTTTCGTTTGTGTTACCGTTGCCGCCTCGTCCGACGCAACGATTTTGATGTAATTGTCGCCTACGGCGATAGCTCCCCACTGTGCCGACGTTATCTCAAACGTTTGCTGTTGCCCTGCTGCCGCCTGATACGTTCTGAGCAGTGTAGAGTTCAGATATTCTTTGACGGTAATATTTGCGTCGTCTCCGTCGTATATCGTGTAACTATACGAAAATCTCGTCGGTTTTTCTCCGAGGTTGCTTTCGTCGCCCGATATAAACGGAGGAAAGTTATCCTGAACGACGTAAACGGGCGACGTCGCATAGTCCGATTCCTCTTCGGCGTTTACCGATTTGACCCTGTATTGCAAACTTTGATACGAGCTGAGCACGTTTTCGGTGTAGCTTCTTGCCGTGCCGCTATATATCTGTGCAAACGCACCGTTGTTGACACTGCGTTCCAAAACATAGCTCGTCGCATTGCCGACCTCAGTCCACGTTATTTTTGCCGTGCCGCCCTCAATTCCGCCCGTTTCCTGCGTCGGTTGGCAGTATATCTGGTTTGATACCGAGATTTCAGGAGCCGACAGACCCGTATCCAAGTTGAGAGTATAACAACCGTCCGAGTCGGTCGAATCGGAGACAGAGACTCCAGAGTCCAGATTGCAAAGCGGACGCACGCCGTAGTCACCGCCATACGCAGCGTTGTCGTACAAACTACCGTCCGAATCGACACTGCGAACACTGCACGAGTTCGAGGAGAGAGGAGTTCTGAGCCAATACCAGTAAGCCGTGCCAGCCGTTCTCGAATACTCACTATGAGCCGCCGCATACTCAGAGGCAACCGCAACACGTATTGCGTTCGTATTTGCCGAAAAATACGACAGGAGACTGCCTTCCATAACACTGTTTTCTGCTGTCCCGAACAATTCAGCTCTGGACGCAAGAAAGAATTTTCTCGTAATAGACTCATAACCGCCACCGTCGGTAACAGTGTTCAGAGCAACTTTAAGCGTCGTATCTTTAAGAGCTGCTACAAAAGCGTCGTCGAAACCTGCCAAAAAACCTGCGTCTTGGTCGTATTCGTTGTAACTGCTCCACACATTTGCGTTGTCGGGAGCTTGGTCTGCGGAATGCCTTGCGGAATACCATTGACCTGCCGCAGCAGTAGAGTTGAGCCACTGGTCGAGGTTGGAAACCGAACACTTATTGTTTCCATAATTTTTTCGGTTACTGTCGCTGTTATTCGGCTCTTTTGCGTCTAAACACCTGAAAAGAATAATCTTCTCGGTTATGAGCGTCGTCGAGTTCTCGGGATAACCGTCGTGGTCTTTATCCGCCTTAAGAAAAATGATGTCTCCCAAAACGGAGTGCGATATTTTAATTTTTGAGCCTATCGCAAGGCTGCCGAGTGTTGCCATTTTTTGCTTTTTCCTCCTTTGGGAATAATTCGTTGTAGTAAGATTCTATTTCTTTCAGCAAGTGGTAGCAGTTGCCTCGGGACATATGTCCGACGGTGCTTTGCCACGAGCACTCTATACGCTCCATAGGCAATTTGCCTTGTTCGTTCAGCCGTTTCATTTTGCGGAATTTTCGGCGTATTTTGTGCTTTTTATCGCTCCTGAGTTTCATAATAACCTTACCTGTGTCTGTCAGGTAGGTGTGGAACCCGAGGAAGTCAATTCCGTTACGCAAAGGAAAGATATTCGTCTTTTCGTTAAGCTCAAGCCCTAAATCTTTTACGAAAGCCTGTATTTTCACGAGGCAATCTTGCAGCACGGCTTTGTCTTTATGAACAAGATAAAAATCGTCCATATATCTGCCATACATCTTGATTCCGAGCTTTTCCTTTACGTAGTGGTCTAACCCGTTCAGGTAAAGCAAAGCGAAAAGTTGCGAGCTCTGATTTCCTATCGGTATTCCAACCTTTCCCTCCGTGCTGTCGATTATCATATCACATAGCCAGAGAGTATCTGGGCAGGATATAAACCGTCTCAATTTCTTTTTGAGAATCTCGTGGTCTATGTTGTAAAAATACTTTCTGACATCGCACTTGAGCACCCAGCCCTCGGCTGTGCCGTTCTGGCGATAATACCGCAACAAAAAGCATTTCAAACGTTGTAGTCCAAAGTCCGTGCCTTTGCCGACCTGCGAGGCGTAATTGTCGGTTATAAACGATTTCGTTAAAATCGGTTCTAATACGTTGTCGCAGAGCGAGTGTTGGACGACTTTGTCTTTATAACTGTTACTCATAACAAGCCGTTCCTTTGGTTCGTAGACCTTGAAAACGTTATACGGAGACAGCGTGTAGGTCTTCGTAATAAGCTGTCTCTTTAGCAGTAGCAACGCCTCAAGTAAATTTATCTCGAATTTGACGGCGGCGTCTTTCCAACGCTTGCCTCTACGAGCCTTGAGATACGCAGCATAGAGATTCTCTAAATCGTAAATCTTTTCGTATTCCTGCATAGATTTCAAAAATTCCTTATCGCATATAGCTATTGCCTTTTCTTATGAAAATGCCGTTGCGTCGATAATCTTGTATTTATCCTTTCGGAAAGGATATGCTCTCCTTTGATTGGTGGAGTGCTGCTTTCGCCCAAATATGGCTACTCGGTCTGACTTTATACCACCAAAGCGGACGCACGCCGTTGTTACCGTTATACGCATTGTTGTTGTTCAAACTACCGTCCGAATTGACATTGCGAACATTGTACGAGTTCGACGAGTTAGGAGGGGCAGAGCATACCCTAAGAGATGTACTTAATCAACCGTTATGACTGCTGTTCCGCTTGTCGCTATTCCTCCAAGCGGCAGTCATACGTTTGACTTCTACGACAAGCCCACTCCAGTATGCTACCGATTTCATTTCGAGTTCGATAGTCTTAAGTTTGTAGGCTAACTCTATCATTGTGTTAAGCAATTTGCACGACACTATCGCCTCTTTCTGGCACTCATATCTGGAGCGTCTTTCGGCGGCGTCGTTAATGTCGCACTCGTTTGCTCGGACAAGGTTTTCATAGATGTCGATAGAGATATTTTCTATTCTGGCACCTATCGAAAACCTATATTTCTTAGGAAAATGGTTTGTGTTTGCTGTCATTTTGCAGCTGTGTTCCATAAGGTCTTTCGCTTTTGTAATGACAGCCATTTCCTTAGGGTTACGTTCGTTTACTTTTAACAATACAGATACCCTCCCGACAGATTGCTATTTCCGTTGAGCAGCGAGCAGCCGTCAAGATTTGTAAAGACCTTAATATACTGCGTGCCGCCGAGCGTTTCGTGCACCTGTTTTATTTTTTCTGCCGCAGCGGCGTTGTCGTCCACAGTCGCTTTCAACGCCTTAATCGTTTCGAGCAGTTCAAGAGGGTTAGATACGTTTTTAAGTTTGATTTTGTCCATAAATTACCTCCTATTCAAGTTCCCACCAAACATTATGAAACACGTAACTTCTTGCATATCCTGGCGTAAAAGCTGTAGTGCTGTTAAAATTTGTAATTTTGCCGTTAGCAAAAACCCTACAATACTGAGCTTCTAAAGAACTCCCAGGCTCCAATAAAATAATTTGAGTGGTATCTTTTGGTCTGAAACCCTCAGGTATTGTTATTGATATGGTGTAACTTCCGTTTAGGCTTTTACTCATTTCAAAGTTGAAAATGCACCACTTGCCCATTTTTTGCAGGGAGTTCGTAGAAATGGTGCAGTTTGTTTGAGTAATTCCTGCGGCTCCCGACTTAAAACCCAAATTTGTTAGCCTCGTTTCTATTGTCCCTTTTGATGTGTCGTCGCTTGCGTAAAGTGCCTTTGTTGCAACGGGAGCTGTCGCTCCGCTTGCAAAATCACTTGTTCCGACCGAAGATTTTGTAGCGAGACTTCCTAAGCCAGATATTTTAGATGACGATATTGCTGCGTTGCTCGCAATATCAGAGTTTGTAATACTACTTTTTGCCGCCAAACTACCTAAACCGCTTATTTTACTTTTGTCGATAGCAGCGTCGGAGGCAACGTCAGTGTTGCTTATAGTGCTTTTTGCCGCCAGCGAACCGAGTCCCGAGATTTTACTTTTGTCGATAGCAGCACTTGACGATACGTCCGAGTTGGTTATAGAGGATTTAAACGCCAAAGTGCCGAGAGCGGCAAACCACTGTTTGATTTTGCCGAAAAGACTCTTTGTTGTATCTCCCGAGCTTATATTCGAGCGTGTCCCCGTTGCGTCGGAAAACGTAACCTTTGTGTCTCCGATTTCGCCGCCTGAGGCTGTAACTTTCTTACCAAGTTCAGTGTATACGCCTCCAGATTTTACAGGTTTGCTACTGCCTGCCGTCGGCGTATCGTCCCACGAAAGCGTATCTTGTTTTTTGTTAAGTTTTGAGTCCATTTCCGACTCGGTGTAATACCTATCGTCGTGAGAGTGAGACGCAGGAGCAACACCGCTGAGCTTAGCGTATTCGATTGCAGCAGCCGAATCGACGTCGGCATTTTTGATTTTATCCTTAAAAGCAAGAGCCTTAAGACGTCCGAGCCAGTTTTTTATTTTTCCGAACAGAACTTTAAGCGTATTTCCGCTCGCCAGATTAGCCGCCGTGCCCGATATATCGGGAAACGTCGTAACAGTCTCGGCTACTTCGCCGCCGTTTTTATCGACTTTTGCGGCAAGAGCCTCCTCGAGCCCGTTTACTTTTTCCATTTCAATGGAAACGATGTTCGTTGTATTTGTCGTGTAATACGCTTTACCGACACGGACAATAAGTTTACCCTCGAATTTTTCGTCAGTGTAACAAACTACCGTTCCGCCTGCGGATACCGTAAACAAGTTACAAGACGAGAAATTACCGTCGGCGTCTTTACGCCTGAGGTCGATATAAAGCGACATATCGGAGCCCATACCGTGCGTAGCAGGCGGCACCGTTATGTAATACAGCCCGTTGGAGTCGGCACTTTCAGACCACGAGCTTGAAAGAATATTCAAAACATAGCTCGGAATATCCGTAATTGCAGGCGACATATAAATGCTTGCCAAATACCAGCCGTCAAGTTCGTCCCCTATAACGGCAGACGACCAGTAATGATAAGTATAAATTTTGCCTGCGTCGGGCATTTGATTATCCCATACCTGAACAGAGTCCGTATTGTCGGGAGTGTCTCTTCCCGTGCTTTCTTTAACTTTTTTATTGAGTTCGGCAATAAGTGTAGCGTCGAGGGTTTCTGGCGTAGCCCAAAGAACAACGCCACGGATAATACGAGGTTTTACGCCGAGCTGCAGGCTGTCTACGTCCTGATTAAGCGACTGAATCGCCAAAGCAATATCTGCTCCGATTGGAGTGATTTTAGACATATCTCCGATATTACCCTCAATGGTCGTTGCACGACTTTCAAGGCTGTCAAGTCTTCCGTCTGAAATGTTTTTATCGGTCTGATATGTCGATTTATCGACTTTTAGAGCCAAGAAATTATCCGTCTGTGTTTTAGTGTAGCGGTCGTTGATTTTTTCAAGCAAACCGCTGTTTATATCGCCCTGCAAAGCGTCGGCAATGGCGTCGGCATACTCTTTAAGCGTCTTGCTTGTTGCTGTCGCCTTGTTCGATGTTGCAAAGCCGTAACACTGCAGGGTTATTTTAGCCGCCAGAGTGCCGTTAGCGATGTCGGCGACGAGGTTGCTTAACTTCTTTCCTGCCCCGTTGTAACTGTCCGAAATGCCCACCTCTGCGGCTCCTGAGGACGATTTTATAAGTGTCTTGTAATTATTAAACGCCTCGGTAAGTTCAGAAATAAGACGTGCCTTTTCGTTGATTATCGCCTGTAACGTTGCAAGGTTCTTTTCGTCGCCCATATCTGCGGCAGAATGATACGCAAGCATAATCGTAGCAAAACCGCCGTTAAGAAACGACGCCGTAAGGTCTCCGAGGGAGGCTATTGTTCCGCCCAGATTGTCGATACCGACATACTCCTGCCCCGATTCGCTCAAGGCGGTCTGAATCTCATTGATTTTACCTGCCAAGAGTCTGCCGAGGTTATCAAACCACAGCTTAAGTTGCGTAGGCGAAAGACCGCCCACGCCGTAGCTGGCTGCAACGTTAGGCTTATCCGCAAGAGCTACGACGCCTTTTGCCGCAAGCTCTGCGTTAGAAATGTTTGCAAATTGTTTTTTTGCCATATAAGCCTCCTATTGTTTCAGTCTTCCGACCACCTGATAGCGGTAAGAGACATAGTAAAGAGCAAAGGGTTTAAGATATTCGTCCGAGTATATGTAATACTGCTTTTCTACCCACTGTTTTTCCTTTTCTTTGATAGCGAAAAGGCTTTGCTCGCTTGTGCTAAAGGTAAAGTCCGAAAAGTTCATATCTTCAAACGAGAACAGAGATGTATTGATTCTGGCTATTTGTTGATACGGTTTTTTATTTGTCCTGACCTTTATTTTTGCCGCAGAGTTGCGGAATGACTTTGTTTTTATGACTGTAGAGCGTTTTATCGTGTTTTTCGTCAAGTGCGGAATACCGCAACAGTCCATTTTCGTGGCGGCCCCCCAA